TCTTCTAGTGGCACACCTAATTTTTTAGCGATTGTGACCTGTGATGGTGTGAGCCTCACAGTTTTGCGACCAGTTTTGGTACTTCGCTTCGCTGAAGCTACTGTTTGTACCGGAGCAGATCGTATTTGTTCTCCTGAACTATTACTATTACCAAATTTGTGCGGAAATTCAAGTCTTATTCTTTTATCTATTTCAGAATAATACTCGTCCGTAGTTGGATCAAAACCTTCATTCTCAGTTAATTTCTTATGAAGATCAAAAGCAGTGTAAGTCATAGCTGTATCTTGACCAAACCATGAATTTTTATCACTCCATGCTTCAGCTTTACGATCAGGTGCATTTTGTTGCACTGGCTGTTGTCTTCTTAAATTAACCTCTGGTTTAGGCTGATTTACTATAGTTTCCCTAGCAAGTTTAGCTTCTTCAAGTCTAGCTTTTTTAAAACCTAATTCAGAGATAGAAGCCATTGCATCTGCTTCAGCGTCTAGATCATTTGCTTCTCTAGCTGCTGCAAGTTTAGCTTTTGCTGCTGCAACACCTGAAGTAATACTTTCTTCAGACACAGAAAGAAAATTAGGTTCTATTTTACTTAATTTTTCTTCTGTTTGTTTTTTCTCTTTAATGGTTCTTTCAGCGTAAGATAAAGCTTCATCTTTTTGTCTTTCAGCTTCTCTCCACTTTTTAGTTAATTTAGCTATTCTTTTTTGTACACCATCACTGTACTGTTCTAATTCTTCTTTAGGTTCTTTCTGGTCATCAAGTTTGACCTCTCTTTCATTTTCGTAAGTCTTATCCTCTTCAACAGGTCTTACATTCGGCTGTTCTTTTACTTCCGGTTGTTCAACTTCTGTTTGATCTTTTTCTTCAGAAACATCGACGTCCATTGATGGACCAGAGGTATCGATATCAACTGTTTTATTCACTTCTTCAGTGTCTGGCATAGTTCCTCCTATGATTGTTAATATTGATGAAGTATATCTTCAGGGTTTTCGATGGTTGCTAAAACTTCATCATCATTTAGCAATCTTACTTCCCCGCCATCGATTTGTATCCGGCTGCCTGCATATCTTGCAAACACAACCCAATCACCTTTTTTACACCAAGGCCCTTCAGGGAATTTTTCTTTGTCATAACAATGTGGACCCATTGCTAAAACCAAACCGCATTGAGATGCAACTTGTTGTTTCTCTAAAGTGTCTTGACCTAAAATTAAACCACCTTTAGTTTTCTCTGCCATCTTAAATGGTAGAAGTAACATTCTCCAACCAGTAGGTTGAGGTAATTTTTCTGATTCTTTTGATTTTAATCTATCGTAAGTTTTTTGTTCTTTGTCTTTTACTTCTTTATTTTCTTTTTCGTACTTATCAGCCAAAGCATATTTAATCTTCGGTGTCTCCGAATTTGACAACTGTTCCTTTTTCATCTTTTTGCTCCTTATCGTTTAGCAGGTTAGAGATATCCTGTGATATTTTATAATAGGCATGTGCCTGTCCCATCATATACTTATATTTTTCCATATTGTCAACAGTACCAGCAATCATAGCGTCACCAATTTGTTGATATGATTCTTTTAGTTCTCTTCGTATTTTAGTCAGTATTCTTATTTCGTCCATTTGCTATTTTACCTTTGTTTATACCTTTCTTAATTATGTAATCTTGTGTTCCGTTTGCACCTGTCTCAACTTCTTTACGAAGGTTTTTAAACAGACTTTTTTGTTTTTCTTCTTTTTCTTTTTTTATTGAAAAAGTTTCTAATAGTTTTGTATCTCGCATCACACCAACTATCTATGTAATCTGTAATATTGTCAATAGTATCACAAAATTTATATATAAATTTATCTAACATTTCCATCTTTTCCTAGCTTGTCTTAATCTAGAATTAGGATCTTTAGCAGCTTTAGGAAATTTTTTCATTTGCCCTGCACTACGTGCACAATAAGACTTACGTCTATTTGCATCTTTAGAACCAGGTTTTACTTTACCGGTTACAGCTGTTTTTAATTTTGATCCTGGATTTTTTCTTCTGTAAGCAGCAACACCTTTAGCTGTCATACCAGCACCAGATTTAGTAGATCTAAAATTTTTTTTATTTCTAGCAGGCATGTTATCTTCTTTTCTCATGCTATTTATTTTTCTTAGTAAATGTTTTTACGTTAGTAGGTTTACCGCCAGGATTCCCCGCTGCTCTTTTTCGTTTGACAGCACTCGCCTTTTGTGAGCTTGACATCCGTGTGGCTTTTGCAAGTGGGACGCATTTTGGATATTTCCTCTTTGAGCCTTTGCTTCTCCCGCAAGGTTGATATTTCCCGTTCTTCTTCGGCGCTCCAATGTCCACCCATTTGTCGGCTACCCATTTTCTTAAACCACCTTCTGAATAATAAGTACGCATTAAACATCGACCATTATAGTCATGTCTTCGATTAAGCCTCCGCTAGCAGCTTTTTTTCTTTTACCCTTTTTACCACCTGGAGTAATTTTACCAGAGCAAACACCTGACGCATACATATTAGCATACGCAGAAGGGTAAACTTTAAATTTACGCTTTGCTGCAGCTTTACCTTTTGGACAAAGTTTAGCCATAACTACCCTTTCAAAAATCCTTTAGGTATTGTTCCTTTAGGATAATAACTATCATAAGATTTGTTTCCTACTTTTACTCCACCTAAACTAGAACCACCCATAAAACTACCTGAGTAATCTCTTTGAGCTTGTTTTATCATAGAGTTTTCACCTGAACCTTTAGAAAAATATTTTCTACCTCTTAAAGCTTCTGCTCTCGCATCAACTTTTTTGACTTTTTTCTTTTTCTTACCAGCCATTTTTTCAAGAAGTTTTTGAATATTTTTTTTAGACATTATTTTTTCTTGTTAAGGTCTTTTACTATTCTTTTCTTTTCAGCTTTAAGATTTTTTTTACCTTTTTTAGTAAAAGCTTTTTCAGCATCAACTCTTCCAAGCTCTTCAAGTTTGTTCATACGTTTAGTATTTTTTTTGACTTTGCCACCTTTTTTATACATAGCTCCGCCTCTCATACCCATGTCATCTTTGAAAAAACCAGACGCCATATCTTTTCTAGCAGTGGACATTCCACCACCCATTTTTTTTGCTCTTCCACCATTCATCAAAGCTTGTCTTGATTGAGTGACTTGTTTATTAAATCTTGGATTTGCCATTATTTTTTTCCTCCGTTTTGTTTAAATATTTGTGTACCCTTTATACCATAAATTGACGCTACGACAAGGATCCATAAGTTAGTGAACCATTTTGGAAGCTCCGAGAACATGTCAAAAAACAATTTTACCTTGTCCATTGCTGTTGGATCGTCTGATACGACTGCCCAGGCCAGGATTGCTATAGGCAAACTTAAAATTATCAAAACTGCCTCGTCCTTCCAGTCCGATTGTCTGGCTTCAAGTAGTTTTCCTTGGTAAGCTTCCTTACCTTCAGCCATTCTTGATGCATGCATAAGCTGTGCATCTGACATAGCTATCTTCGTCTTCTGCTTATTAGCGTAAATTTTACTTCCAGCAGAAACGGCTAGTTTAATTGCCGAAAACCACATGTTAGTACCAAGTTGCTGTTTTCTTTTTGTCTTTTAGCATTCTTTTAGTACCTCTAACTTCAGTTTTATCTCCAGTTGGTATGTAGTTTCTTGGCATACCATTGGCTGTAGTTATAGATCTAGGGTCCAACTCTATATTTTGAGAAGGAATTCCTATTTCTTCAGATGCTACAAAAAATTTATCTTTTTTGTTCATATTTTCTCCTTATTTTTTTAACTTACCTTAATTTTTTATTATTTGCTATCTATTTTCACCTTCATATTTTTGTATTTCAATATTTGGCATCATTTTATCTACATTTGGAATAGATTTACTTAATATTGTTTTTTCAATTGATGTATCAGCTCTCATTTGTGCTAATTCTGCAGTTTGATCAAGCTTTTCTTCATGTTCACGTTGATTCATCATTGCTTTCATCTTATCAAGGTTAATTCTTTCTTCACCTTCTTTTCTTTTTCTCTCATTATCTTGTGCTCGAAGGTCTAATTCTCTTGCTCTTAACTTAGCAATTGGATCATCACCAAAACCAGAGGTAACTTCTCTTTCTTCTTTTAAGAATTCTTCCATCATGTTAGCAATCAAGACAGCTTTCCTTGCTTCAATCTTTTGATTTAGCTGTTGAGCAGCTTGTCCTATCTGTGGATTAGTTTGAGCCATCTGATTCATCTGAGCTAGCTGTTGTAGTTCTTTAGGAAACTCTAATTCAATCTGTTCTTGAGACATTAAGCTAATATGTTCAAAAATATTTTTCTCCATCGCAGCCATGATAACAGGATTGTTTTGTGCCATGTTAGTTGCCATAAAATTTAAATGTGAAGTTATGTGTGCTCTATGATCTTGACCAGGGAAAGCTTGAAAATTCTTACCGCTTATAGCCATGATGTTTTCTAAACTAGGATCAAGTGGTTGAGGCTGTTCAGGTTTAAGTAAAACAGTATCAATATTTTTTACACCCAATGCTTCATACATATGTCTATACGCTTGATACATATTGTGCATCTGCGGATTTGATTGTGCCAGCTGCAACTCTGTTTGTGCGAGGGAAATACGCTGAGTTTGAGAAAAGATGTTGGGATCAGCAACTGGCAATATATCTACTCTATCATCAAAGTCAGTTTGTTTAACTGTTCTTTGACCCCCAACTACGTCATACGGATATTCCGGTGGTAGATATAATTTGAATACTCTAGCTAATAATTTGAACTCGTTTTTTAAAGAAGAGTAAATTCTTTTGTGAATTGCAGACATAGTTCTGCTGCCACGTTCTAATAATGCAACTGTAGTTCCAACTGCTGCTTGTTGATTACCATCACCAACTTGTAAATCAGCAATCGATGCAAACCTTTGACCGGCTTGTACCACAATACCCATCAAGTTTAATAAGGTAGCTGATGGTTCTTTAAATGGTAACATCATAAATGAATCTTTCAAGTTTCCACCTGGTGCATCTACATCTCTAAATTCACCTGGTTGAATTGACTGTGCGTCATCTCTAATTCTAATACCACGCATTTTAAATCCAGCAGGTAAATTAGATAAAGTTCCTGCATCCAATAATTGACGGAGTGCGGCAGTTGCAGTTCTGCTTAAACCGCCAATCATGTGGATTAGACCGAAGCCATAAAAGCCCAGCCCTGGAAGAAATTTGAAATGAGTAAAGTATGGAATTTTAGTTTTAGTTGGATCACCAATTTCATAGTTACGTCTAATAGATAAAACATTTCTTGTTGCTTCATCAACTGTTACTATGTATGGAATTTTAATTCCTGAAGCTTCGCCTGCTTCATCAGCATCTTCAAAACCTTCAATGTCTAAATTAACATGACATTCCAAAAGAGTATAAACATCATCATCTTGAGTTTTTCTTTGACCTTCTAGTTCTCTCTCTTTTTTCTCAACGTCATCTTCAACTTGTCTTGGAGAACCAAGATCAACATCTAAATAGAAACCTGCTACTTGTTGTTTTTTTAATTCGTTCTTAGAAATTTTTACCCGATGGATGATTGCCTCTGCATCGTCTAATGAGGTAGCCGTGTAGGGTACAATCAAATCATCTGCCGGTACGAACTTTGATACTGCTTTTTTAGATAACTCATCATAATAAGTTTTCTTAAAAGCTGACCCTGCTAGTGGAAGATAAAATAGCATTTGATCAAAGTCTGGCTCATAGTCTTTCATTTTTTCCATGAGCTCATAATTCATAAAATCTTTAACACGTTCTGCTTGTTGAGACTTTTCTTCACTTGGCGCACCAATCACAGCTGTTCTAACTGGACCATCTGCTGGAAGTAATTCTTTATAAGCTAACGCTTGAAATTGAGTAACAGCTTCTGCAAGAACTGGGTGAGTTGCACCTGAAGCTCCTTGAAAAGGTTCTGTTCTCATATCATATTTAAAACCTAATAAATCTAAACCTTGAGTGTAAGAACGTTCCCATTCTTTTCTACCCATTTGATAGTCTTGATATTTTTGAGAAAGGTCTGCGCCCATCTCATCTAAAACATTTTCTGGTAAAAATTCTGCTAAGTTTGCGTAGTGCTCATCGCCACCTTCTGGTTGCGCTGTTCTAGGATCAAAATCTATTTGTACTGATCCATCTTCTAATTCTGTTGTTTCTATGTCCCCTGATGCCTGTTGCTGTTCTTCTTGTTCTATCTCAACTGCTTGTTGAAGTTGTTCTTCACCCGGTATAATTGCCGAGCCTCTTGGACCTTGCGTCAGGGACTTGTCTACTTGATCTGCCATTTTTTATTTTCTCCAGTTTCACTGTCTTAACAGTATTATAGTTAATATTCAACCCTTGAGGCGTGGGTCCTGATTCAGGCGGCAGGAGCCATTTCTTAGGGTACAAATTCTTCGAACTCATCCGATTTACCTCTTACACTTTCTTTAAATTCAGAATAGTTTTTTGCAACATCTGGACCAGCTAAATATGCAATACCAAGATCATCTGGTTTTTTTGTAAATGTTGAAGCCTCAGCTACATCGCTCATACCCATACCTACTCCAATAGGACCTAGAAAAGGAACAAATGGAGCAGCTAGTCTCACTACAGGTTTAGCAACTGCTTTTGCATACTTACCAAATTTTTTAAACATATCTCTTGTTTTAGATTTTTCTGGTGTAGGTATTTTTTTACCTTTCATTTCTTTTAAAAGTTCTTCATAGTTAGCTCTGGCTACTACATCATCTGCGGTTTTTGCTTTTAAATTTTGTAAAGTTGTATCTGTCATACCTCTATCAACTGATCTTAAAGTATTAAATCCTCCTTCAGGTAAATAAACTTCTCCTGATACCACATCAAGATTCCAACCTCTTAAAAGATTTGCAGCTTTTTTTCCTTGCTTGCCTCCGCTTGCAACTAAATTTTGTATAGCTGTATTATTTTTATCAATTAAAACTGATATCTCTTTAGTAGGAGTTTGATCAAAAGCTCTTTTTAATTTTAATTGTTCTTTGTATAAAGGTTTTAATTCATCATTTAATATTTCAGCGTACACTTGATTTTGTTTTGAAGTTTGTGGAGCTAAAGCATCGGTAGGGTATTCTACACCTAATGCTTTGGCTTGAAAAATATTTGCAGTGTGTGCATTTTCTAACTCTTTACCAAGACCTAGTTTTTGTTTGTCTCTCATAAATCTATTTTCAGATTGTTTAGTTTTCTTGGTAACGTTTTTTCTTTTTTTAGCTGCATCCTCTTTACCAGTGGCATTTGGATCTAGATTACCATGTGGTATTTTAAATCCTATTTGTTCTAACTCAGAAGCAGCTTCAGTTACATATTTGGCGGCACCTGATTTAGGATTTCTAGTCCCTTTATATTCTGCATTTATTATTTGAGAAGCCTTTGCTTTGGAGTAACCTTTTTCTAATAACTCTTTAGCTCTTAATTTTTTTTTATCAAAAATTATTCTTTTTTCTTTATTTAATTTTTCTATATTTTCCTGTACTCCAGGATTATCTTCACCAGTAGGAAATGAATATCGTTCTCCTTTAAATCCAGGGTTTGTATTTCCTTTTTTAAACTCTTTTCTAAAAGCTACATTTGCATAAGGATCTCCGAATTGATCTATACCTATGCCTGCATTAAAATTACCTTTGTTATAACTTAACTCACCTTCCAAAGGCTCTCCGTATATATCCTTATCTAAAAGACCTCTTGGATCAAAACTAAACTTAAGACCTAAATTTTTTGTAATATCTTTACCGAAACCAAATCTGGTATTTAAAAAGTCAGGGGTTTGATTGAAACGTATAGGTGGTGGTGTAACTTCAACTTGATCTCTTCCATCACCATCGCCGCCTCCTAAACCTGAACCACTACTATCTTCTTTTCCTGTTTCTGGATTAAAAGTATCTTGATCTCCTGGATTAGCTTCATCATCAGAACCATCTGCAAACTCTGATCTAGGTAAAACAACACTTTGTTCTTTTATATAATCGTCGTAAAATTTTTTTCTACCTTTAATAAACTCCAGGCCTTCTTCCATTGTGATAACATTTTCTTCCACACCTTTATCTAATTCTTTTTGAATTAAATCCATAAAATATTCTTTAGAAGTAGTTCCATAAATACCTTGTAGTAAAGTATCTGATCTTTTTTTAAATTCTAATTCGTTGTAAGGTTTCTTTGGTGGAGGCGTATTATCTTCAGTGGGTTTTGGTGAAGGTGTGCCGTCGGCAAAATTCTCACGTCGTACCAGATACGACATCATCTCGTTGTACTCGTGGATTTTCAATTTACAGTCCTAGTATTGCTGCTAGACCGCCTGATTGTTTATCATCTCTTTTGATAACACCTCTACCAATTAAGATATCTTCTTGTGTAATTTCTCCATCACCTGATAGATCAGGGAAAGAACCGCCAGCTAAAGTAATTCTAGATTTGTCATCTTCAACTAACTCAGCCATCATTTTCATTTCAGGGTTTTTACCTGAACCCATTTTCATTTCATAAAATTCTTTTATCTCATCTAATGAGTTTGGCTTACGTCCTTTTACTTTAATAAATTCTTTTACGATTGCTTCAATTGTAACTGAAGGATCGATTGATGCTTGATCACTCATAGCTTGATCTCTAAATTGTTCAAAAGACATAGGGTCTTGACCCATCTCTAATACTTCAAATCTGTATTTTTGATATTCATCTTCTAACATAGGATCTTTATCTGCCATTTGCATGATCCCTGAATCCTGAGCCCTGACTTGTTCACCAGAGGGAATACCTTGGTCTTTCATTAATTCGATTGTATCTAAATCGTCTTCTTGAAATTCTTCTACTTCATCGCCAGTTGCGTACATGTTTCTCATAATTCCTCCGTTAGCCATTTTTTGTGGATCCTTA